ACTTTCAAGTATCTTAACTATACTATAGAACCATTTGATTGTTGTTAAATGATTGACTTGACTGGAATCCAAGAGATGTGGGAAAAGGATTCTAAAATTGATATTGATAACCTGCATACAGAATCTATAAACATTCCCGTTCTGCATGCAAAATATTATGACATTTATAATAACCTCATGTTGTTGAGGAAGAAAGCAGAACAACAGAAGAAAAACATTCGTCATGAAAGATATGAATTCTACGCAGGTAAGGCAGATCCAGATGTTTATATTGAAACTCCGTTTCCCAAAAAGATCCGAGATAAAGACACTATGTCAAAGTATCTTGACGCAGATGAGAAACTCTCAGGAGTTTCGTTAAAAATAGACTACTACGAAGTTATGCTTAAATATATCGAAGAGATTTTAAAACAGATAACTAATAGAACATATCAAATTAAAAATTCAATTGATTATATGAGGTTCACATCTGGAGCAGGGTAATGGATGAAGAGTTCGAACCAAGTCAAGACTTTGATTATACAATTAGTTTGGCTATAGAGGATATTCACCTCTTACATCATTGTGTTTTGAAAAGGATTGAAAATTGGGAAGGTTCTCCTGCCAGACCTCCAATGGAACAACAACATCTTTGGTACTTAAGAGATTCGTTGTATAGAATGATATTAGAATATAAGTTTGACAATATGTAATAAATAATAGTAACTGAAAAGTTACATTATGTCTCATTTGACAATTGAGAAGGTAAACGAAGTATATCTAAAAATAACAACTGAACCACATGTAGAGCATGAGCTGAGAGACCGCTTTACCTTTGAGGTGGAGTCAAAGAAGTTTATGCCTCAGTATAGAAGTAGGCATTGGAACGGTGAGATACATCTTTATAATATGAAGACAAAGAGGATCTATGTGGGTCTTCTGGATAAGGTTATAGCATTTTGTGAAAACGCAGGTTATACATATCAATTTGAAAATAATAAGTATTATGGACCACCCTTCGAAGTAAATGACTTTGTAAGTCAGGGGGGTGTAAAAGATTATATGAAAAGTATTGCACCTGATATCTCGCCAAGAGATTATCAAGTAGATGCGGTATATGAGGCTTTAAGATATAATCGTAAGTTACTAATATCACCTACAGCATCTGGTAAGTCATTTATGATTTACTCGGTTGTACGATACCATGTGGCTCGTGGCAATAGAATTTTACTAGTTGTTCCTACTACATCTCTTGTGGAACAGATGTATAAAGATTTCAAGGATTATGGTTGGGACCCAGAGAACCACTGTCACAGAATCTACGCAGGGCGTGAGAGGGTCAATACAAATGAAGTGACTATTACCACCTGGCAGTCTGTATATCAGTTAGATAGGAAGTTCTTTGAGGAATATGATGTCATCATTGGTGATGAGGCACACTTGTTTAAGAGTAAGTCTCTTGTAGGGATTATGGACAAGTTGCATCATGCAAAGTATAGATATGGATTCACAGGAACATTAGACGGGACACAGACCCATAAGTGGGTGTTAGAGGGATTGTTTGGACCATCTTATAAAGTTACTGGAACAAAGAAATTAATTGATGAAGGTCATCTTGCGTCTCTTGATATTCAATGTCTTGTATTGAAGTACAAACCAAAAAAGTTTGATACTTACGAGGATGAGATTCAGCATCTCATCTCTCACGAGATGAGAAATAAATTTATTACAAATCTTTCTTGTGATATGAAAGGTAATACTCTCGTCTTGTTCAGTCGAGTTGAATCTCATGGGGCAATTTTATATGAGATGATAAATAATAAGGTAAGTGAAGGAAGAAAAGTATTCTTTATTCACGGTGGTGTTGGTGCAGAAGATAGAGAAAAGGTAAGGTCAATTACCGAATTACAACAGGACGCTATCATTGTTGCATCATATGGAACATTCAGCACCGGTATTAATATTAAAAATCTACACAATGTAATATTTGCCTCTCCATCCAAATCTCGTATACGGAACTTACAGAGTATTGGTAGAGTCCTACGTAAAGGCAAAAATAAAGTGAGTGCTAAACTTTATGATATTGCTGATGATTTTACAATTAGATCCAGAAAAAACTATACATTGAATCATTTTATTGAACGTATTAAAATTTATGTTTCTGAACAATTCAATTACGATATTTTAACTATTGACATAAAAGATTAAACAAGGAGGAGCAATATGGGCATAGAAGATGACTTTTACGCCACGATAAAACTTAAATGTGGAGAAGAAATTTTTGCAAAAGTAGCAGCATCTGATGAGGATGATAGAACTATGCTACTCATATCAAATCCTATTATGATAGAACCCGTGAAGAGTAGAGGTTCTGTTACTGGATATAAGTTTGAACCATGGTTAAAGACTTCTCATGAAGATCTTTTTATAATTAATTTAGATGACGTTCTTACAATGTCTGAGTCAGAAAATCTTGAGATGATTATGAACTATCAAGAGTATGTAAGAAAATCTACCAAAGGTAACTTTCAGAAGTTAGACAGAAAGATGGGTTACATCTCTAGTGTCCATGATGCTAAAGAAGTTCTAGAAAAACTCTATAATCTCTAAGAACCTATAACTTATCTATCAACCGGGACAAGCCTAGTCTATGTGGCATTTGTATTCTTGTCAATACTTGTCGAATAGATAAGTTCGTGTTATAATGAGTATATCAAACCATTCAGGTTAAAGACTTGAAACCATTATGCCAAAACCAAGAAGTACAGAACATTATGTAAACAATAAGGAGTTTCTGAATGCTCTTGAGAATTACTTTGCACAGATTGCAACAGCAAAACTTAATGATCAACCTAAACCAGTTATTCCTAGGTATATTGGTGAATGTTTCCTAAAGATTGCAAATCATCTATCATATAAACCTAACTTCGTGAACTACATGTTCAAGGATGATATGATTTGTGATGGTATTGAGAATTGCGTAAGATATATTCATAACTTTAATCCAGAGAAGTCAAAGAATCCTTTTGCATACTTCACTCAGATTATCTACTATGCTTTTTTGAGACGTATCTCACAAGAGAAGAAGCAACTAGAAATTAAGAATAAGATTCTTGAGAAGAGTGACTTTGATGAGGTCTTTGACTCTAATGAACTTGACAGTGGTAACTACTCTGACTACAATAGCATTAAAGATGCTGTGCATCAAAAACTGAGAGGTGGTTAATTATGAATGGAAGTCTTGATCCAGAAGAACGTATTTTGGATGACCCCACTATCAACGAACTAGTTGCTGGTTATGTGAAAAAACTTGGTTGGTCCGTATATGACGAGATTACTGTAGAACTTGGTGGTACTCAAGTCTCAGGTATTGATGTTGGTGAGGAGTACAATAGAAAGTGGCAATCACCTATCGGTACTCGCAAGTACAATAAAGATTGTTTCATCGTTATCAAAAATCAATCACGTAGAGATTTGACTGGATCTCTACCTATGGATAGGGAGCACAAACCTCAGCATTCATATACCCCTGTTAAACAGCAAAACATTGTTGTCAACATGGATGGTGGTGTTGGTGGGTCCTGGGAAGTTAAAGAAGAATAATGAAGATTGGTATTATAACTGACACGCACTATGGGGCAAGAAAAGGTTCTAAACTCTTTCACGATTACTTTGAAAAGTTCTATAACGATATCTTTTTTCCTACACTAGAGAAAGAAGGTATCGATACTGTAGTACACATGGGCGATGCATTTGATAGTCGTAAGGGTATTGAATTTAAAGCACTAAAGTGGTCTAAGAGAGTTGTGTTTGACCCTCTCAAGGAACGTGGCATCAAGATGCATCTCATGGTTGGTAATCATGATGCATACTATAAAAATACTAATACAATCAATGCAGTTGACCTTCTCCTAAAAGAATATGATAATGTTGAGGTTTATTCTTCTCCTACAGAGGTATCTCTGGGTAATCTCAAAACTTTATTCATTCCTTGGATTAACGAAGAGAACCACAAAGAAACTCTTAATGTCATCAAAAAGACAAAGTGTTCAGTTGCAATGGGACACCTTGAACTCAACGGTTTTGTTGCAACCCCGGGCCACATCATGGAGCACGGTCATGACAGCAGATCCTTCGATAAGTTCAAAAAAGTCTTTTCGGGGCACTATCACAGTCGATCCGACAATGGAACCGTATTCTATCTGGGTAATCCCTATGAAATGTTCTGGAATGATGTCAACGACTCCAGAGGCTTCCATATTTTTGATACTGAGTCCCTGGAACATACACCTGTAAGTAACCCATACAGACTCTTCTACATCATTTACTACGATGATACTGACTATCAAACATTCAATACTTCTGAGTATGAAAATAAAATTGTCAAAGTCGTTGTAAGAAAGAAGACCGATATTAAAAAGTTTGAAAAGTTTATCGATAAACTTTATTCCTCCAGTGTTGCTGACCTTAAAATTGTAGAGAACTTTCAACTCATAGAGTCTGCTGAGTTTGAAGCAGAAGAATCAGAAGATACTATGTCTATCTTAAGTAGATATATCGATGAGTCTGAAACCGAGTTAAATAAACCATTAATTCAGTCTCTGATTAAGGAAATATATCAGGAAGCATGTGAGGTTATCTAATGCATATTATCACCGTCGTAGGTAATGAGAAAGAAGGAGCATACTCTGTTATTGATGACGATGGAGAACAGGTTCTTTACATCTTTATGCAAGAGGATGATGCTACAAGATACTCTATGCAATTAGAGGAACTTGGTTATCCTGAAATGACTGTATTAGAAGTAGATGACGAAGTGATGATAAAGACTTGTGAAATGCACGATCACCGTTATACTGTGATCACCCCCAATGACATTGTAATTCCACCTGACGAAGAATATGATAACCTTTAAGAAAATCTCTTGGAAAAATTTCTTATCCACTGGCAACCAACCTACAGAAGTTATTCTTGATGGAACGGCAACTACATTAATTATTGGTGCTAATGGTGCAGGTAAGTCAACTATTCTTGATGCATTGACATTCGTCTTGTATGGTAAATCATTTAGGAAAATTAATAAGGTCCAACTTATTAATAGTACCAACGAAAAGAGTTGTCTAGTTGAGATTGAGTTTGACGTTAATAACGTGAAGTGGAAAATTCAACGTGGTATTAAACCAAACATCTTTAAGCTCTCACGTAATAATGAAGTATTGGATCAATCACACTCTGCTATAGATCAACAGAAGTGGTTAGAACAAAACGTTCTCAAGATGAACTATAAGAGTTTCACACAGATTGTGATCTTGGGCTCTTCTACCTTTGTTCCCTTTATGCAACTACCTGCATCTAGTCGCAGAGAAGTTGTAGAAGACCTTCTCGATATTAAAATCTTTTCATCGATGAATGATTTAATTAAAGCCAAAATTCGTATCATTCGTGAAGAGACAAAGACTCTGCAGTTGAAGAAAGAATCGATTCAAGATAAAGTCGATATGCAAAAAGACTTTATCGAAAAACTTGAGAGCCAAAGTAAGGACGATATTACTGCAAAGACTAATAGTATCGGATCTATCAATACCGAAATTGAAACTTTGTTTCATAAGAGCTTAACCGAAGAAGATAGACTGACAAAACTCAACAAATCTTTAGAAAAATTTGAAGGAGTTCAAAAAAGACTCCGAGAATTTGGTAATGTAAAGGGTAAATTGTCACAAAGAATACAGACTATCATAAAGGAACATAAATTCTTCAGTGAAAATACGGTTTGTCCTACCTGTGACCAAGACATTGAAGAATCATTCCGTGTAAATAGAATTAGTGATTCTCAAAATAAAGCAGAAGAGTTGCGTGAGGGGTATGAACAACTCCAAGATGCAATTAAAGATGAAGAGTTGAGAGAATCGCAGTTTAATCAACTAACCAAGGACACTACAAAAGTACTTAATGAAATTTCTTCTTTCAATGTACAGATCTCTAGCTTACAGAAACAGGTTAGGGGGCTGGAATCAGAAATTCAAACTGTTACCAGTCAGATCCAGAACAGAAATACTGAACATGAAAAGTTAGAAACCCTAAGAAGTACCCTTGATCAAACATATGATGAACTTACTAAACGGAAAGAGAATATTTCCTACCATGATTTCGTATACAGTCTTCTTAAAGACGGTGGAGTCAAGGCAAAAATTATTAAGAAGTATCTTCCACTCATCAATCAACAGGTAAATAAGTACCTTCAGATGATGGACTTCTACATAAACTTCAAACTTGATGAGGAGTTTAACGAGACTATTGAATCTCCGATTCATGAGGATTTCTCCTATGCATCTTTTAGTGAGGGGGAGAAGATGAGAATTGACTTGTCTCTACTCTTTACCTGGAGAGAAATCTCTAGAGTTAAAAACTCTGTCAATACTAATTTGATGATCTTGGATGAGGTTTGTGATAGTAGTCTGGATGGAAGTGGTTCCGATGACTTCATGAAAATTATACGTTACAGACAACAGAATACAAATGTGTTTGTCATTTCTCATAAGGATGGTATCGAGGATAAGTTTGATCAAGTCATTCGATTCGAGAAGTTTAAAGGGTTCTCAAGAAAGGTATGAGTAAATTTTCAGATTGTCTTCTTGATAATAATCTATTTCCTAGTTTCATCGTGTCTACTGATTTGACTCCTCTTGTAGATAATGAGGGTGTCAGATCCGATTTTATTACTCTTAGGAATGAGGATTCTGGTGTTAAGAAAACTAATGTTTGTGGTTGGCATTCTAAAGTATATGGTTATGTTGATGGACAGTTTGTTCCTGGAACCGAGTTTCCGCATATAAAGAAAATCTTTGATCTTACTGAAGAGTTTGTTAACGAATTCTTGGAGACAAATCATACTGACTTGTTTGCTGATAGAATATTTTCCTGGTTATTGGAGAATGGGCCAGGTGCTTATAATGTAATTCATAATCATGGGAAACTAGATCTTATTGGAGTATACTATGTTGAAGTACCAAAAAATTCTGAAGGATTGACACTGGTAAGAACTGATGCATTTACTCATACAGCACTGTGTTCATCAAATGGTTCTAGTAAATTTACTTCTGAATTTACGATAGATGCCATCGTCGGAAGACTGTATATTATTCCTGGAAATTTGTACCACTATGTAAAACCTTTCGATAATGAGGGGCACAGAAGATCAATGGTATTCAATATAAATTGTTCACCAAAATAATGTTTAGTTAGATTACAAATATACAAATGTTAGTAAACTAACACAAAGTAGACTATATAATACGGTGATACGGAGAATACTATGAAAGACCTTTTATCACGGAATGAACTGGCATCATGGCAATGGGACGAAAAAACGACTAACGAGGAAACACACGATCAGGTCACAGATTATTTTCAATGTATTTCGGATTGTGAAATCATAGATAGTACAGCAAGGAGGTTCTGCCGTCATATTCTTACCGAATAAAAAAATCACTTAAACCT